AACGGGGTGTTTATTGTCTGCTAATGTGTCAAGAAGGCCAAGAAACGACGGATCGTCGAGAGCGTAGCAACATGATTTTACCGAACAAACACATTGTTCGCATATGACAGTCATTTTACGATGTAGATCTCCAAACATAATAATAAGGGGGAAATATCTGGCATTCCCTTTTTCGTAGACCGTCTTGTTTGGTTTAAGGTAATAGAAAGAGACCGGTCCAGATATCGATGATACAAGTGTACCGTTAATGTTAAGTCCGTTCGTTGGGGCCTGCAAGTCCTCGTCCTGATTGCCTTGACCGCGATGCATATGATCGTCGCCCGCTTCCATTGGCGCAATTGAATATCCACGGTTTGCTCCAGTCCGAGGGCGCGCGCGCCACTCGGACCTGGGTATTTGAATATTCCATGATGGGCGTTCTGAAGTCGCGCGACCAGGGCTCTTTCTATGCGTCTTTTTAGCGCGAATAGGGCTCTTTCTGGGAGTCTTTTTAGCGCGAACAGGGCTCTTTCTGGGAGTCTTTTTAGCGCGAACAGGGCTCTTTCTGGGAGTCTTTTTAACTTTTCGAGGCGATTTCATTTTATTAGAAAGAATATTTTAAATTTTTTATTCACACATTTGGATATTTAGGAGATTTAAAACGCCGATTAGGAAATAAATGATAAAACTATGATTACGGTAAACAGTATAGCGCGCACTACAATGAGACGTTTTTGTGAATTCAAAACATAAGATAAATCACTGTTACGAGTGCATATAGCATTCCGCCCCACGCGGAATCAATCAAGGCCTCTTTTATGCCAAAAGCGGGAATCGACGCGACATTTGTCATGTCGTAAACGCCGTACATCAGAGATCCGAGTAGGGCGGCTTTTAGAACGGTTGACATTGTTTCCTCTCCTAAATTTACAGAAGGAGATATGACGAACGTGTAGAGAGCGGTTGCCATCAATAGATAGACAACCGATCCTGCGATGTACAGACGAGTTTTGTTGATTGATGCGCCTTTATTAATTTGAGTAAACATATTAGAATAGGTTGTTTCGTAGAGGTAAGATACCATTGGTATATCAATTGCCATAAAAAGAATAACAAGAAAGGCAATAGGATTCATTTATTATTTTATTTTATATTTAATTGATTATCTTAAATATAAGAATCAAAAAAAAACGGAATGCTTGTATTTTCTCAGCACGACAATCTTTACGATTGGGTGAGTTGTATTTATGACGATAAAATCTATTTCGGACCATTTCCAAATCAAGTGATGGCAGAACGTCTAATCGACGAGGGCTTTAACGTCATTCTAAATCTGACCATGCCCGAAGAAGAGCCGCCCTATTTTTTACCTTATTTTGTAAGGTATTATTTCTTCCCCATCCAAGACAACAGTTTTCCGGTGTGTGGATTGTCGTATTGCAAGATGATTTCTAGAATAAAAAAGGAATTTGCGAGCGGTAAAAAGATATATATCCATTGCAGGGGAGGCCACGGACGAAGTAGTATGACGTGTGTGTCGCTGGTCGCAAGTTTGTTTTCGTACGATCTTCGTCGAGCCATCGAGTATGTCAACGAATCACATAACCAGCGAGAGGTGTTGCGTAACAAGTGGCGAAAGCGAAAATCGCCGTTTAATTATGACCAGTTTATCTTTCTGACAAAGATGCACAAGAATATCTATCTCAATTTGTGTCGACCCAATAAGTACTACCAGTGGCTGTTGTCTGATGATAAGGTTCAGTATGTAACGGTATGGGCGGCAACCAATCGGTACTACGCCAATATACTTGAATTATGTCGTGATCCAGACATTTTTTACGACGATAAATTCTGTTCGCTTTTTACGTTTCTGCATAGGAAGTTTTCCGTAAAAGATGATAAATTCAAGCTGCATCTTACCTATCTCAAACGGTTTGTGGTTACGGATTCAGATTGCCCACTATTTACGGAGTTGTTTGACGACGCTGTTCGAATGGTTCGCGATTTCTTAGAGATTAACGAGAGCGATATATAATTTGTAATTTTATCAACTACAAATTATCTTTTAGATACTTTTCTCTTTTTAGACTTTCTAGTTTTCTTAATGCTTTTAGATTTTCTAGTTTTCTTAATGCTTTTAGACTTTCTAGTCTTCTTACCGCTTTTAGTCTTCTTACCGCTTTTAGTCTTCTTACCGCTTTTAGTTTTATTCCCAAAACTATAAAAAGATTCATTAAACCCATCGAGAATTTCCGAAAACACTTCTAACTCTCCAGTAGAAAGTAACTCTTCTAACGCTTTTACATTTTCAAATTTACCTTCGAATCCAGGCTTACTTAAATACTGATTAAATTTTGTTTGGACCGACCTGCCAAGGCGTAAATAATTTTCGTAGGCAATGTCTGAAATATCGTTGATAGTATTTATACGGTTTCTTCTTTCGCGAACCGTATATAAAATCGGATTACGGTCAAAAGGTGTAGGCTTATTATATAACGAACGGTCGTTTTTTTCTTGACCTGAAAGATCGTGAGGCAAAACATAGTATTCCTTTTGTTCATTTGCGATTCTCAGAAGAGGTATTTTAATGCATTGCGCTCCATACTCTTCGTTACTGCCATCAAACGGCGTGCCAAACGATTCGTAATTAACTGTTAAAATTGACCGGCCAGTTGTCGGATCTTTTAAACTCTTTAATATTTTAATGATTCCTTTATTGTGCAGTGCTCCAACGTATGCAATCATACGGGTTATTTGACCAGATGGCTGTCCAGCGACTTGTTTAAAATTTTCAAACAAACGGATCACAAAATACCAGTCTAGTACAGGAGAGGTCATGACAATCATATCACGATCTTTTTTATAGGTTTCCGGGTTTCTTAAAAATCCTAACCAGTCCTCTAAACCTTTTCGAAGGGCTGGTTGAATAACAGGATCTGTTTTTTGTATCATTTTTTCCAATTTGTATTGGTAATAAGGTTTTTCGTGATAAACACCATAAGATTCTGCCTTAAATGACGTGTAAAGATCATCTATAAAAAACCCGCTAAATGGCTCCATAAATTCAATAAGTCCTCGGTAGGCAAGAAGCTTGTTCTCCTCTTTTTTAATTTTTTCCAAAAGTTCCGATAAACGTCTTTCACGCACCGCTAGCACAAATTGTGTCCATTTTATTAGAGATATCGTTTTCTCTGACGCTTCTCGCAAAAAGTTATCTAAACCTTCTATTAGTAAATTCATATTTTGTTTATATTTTGAGATAATGTCGTCAATTTCAGCTGAATGAGACTTGTATTCACCTGCAAAACTCGATGTTACTCCACGTATAATACCGTTAATTGTGGTTGAGCCCAGTATAGCTACATATCGTTCACGTGAACTTAAATTAACAGTCCTTCCCATGACAGAATTGTAGTCCTCTTCCGACAATTTTCCGAGATATGCGATTAACGCATTATATTTCTCTTGTTCTATTTTTTCGTAGATATCTTCCAACATTTTTTTGATTGCTTGATTGTATCTAAAAATTCCAAGTTGTGTGCATACGCGCCCGACCAACTCCTTGCATTCAAATTCAAGTGTTTGTCTGAAATCGATATTGTGAAATCTTGTGTTAGGGAAATTAGCAATGCATCGGCCATCAACGGGCCGGCTGAAACAGCCGTCCTGGTAAAATTCCATAAATGTATTGAAGATGTGGCCGTCCGTGGTTTTTGTTGGAAAGCGGAAGATACCGGTTGAGCCGAATCCAATTTCAGCAAAAATATCAATTGTTTCATCAGGCATATTATCTTCGTAATGCCGTAGTGTGTCTTTGAGAAGCTTAACGTGCGGGATCGTATCTCTATTATCGATACATTTTTCGGTGTTTTGATGACGATCTCCAAACAAATAGATAGTTTTAGAGCCTCCTTCGTATGTTATAGTGATGGGTTGATACAAAACAGGGCCTGTAATATTACGAGACCTAATTGTTTGAATTCCGATCGCTTGTGCGGACATTTTTATTTTATAAAAAATAAAATTAAATCATTTAAACGTGAATATAATATAGAAAATATGTACGATACCATTATATTATCAGGAGGTGGCACGAAAGGCCTATGCAGTCTTGGCTCTCTTCAATATCTACAAGACACAAAACGAATCGATTGTTCCGCAGTCAATGTTATGGTCGGAACAAGTATTGGTGCGATTATTTGCTATTTTTTAGCAATAGGCTACTCACCCATCGAGTTGGTTGTTTATTTATGCTCACATAGCGTATTGGAGTCGCTAGTCATCAACAATTTCGAACAAATTGTTTCAGGCGAAGGGATCTACGACTACCAAATCCTTCGAAACGTCTACGAGAAGATGACACTGGAAAAGATGGACCGAATACCGACACTGCAAGACGTCTACACGCAGTTCGGCAAAGAACTTGTTATTTGCACCTATAACTTTACCGATCGAACGCCCGAACATATTAGTTACAAGAGTCACCCAGACCTTTCGTGTCTGGACGCGTTGAGGATGTCAAGCAATCTTCCTTTTATTTTCAGTACATTTTTGTATAACGGGAAGGAATACATTGACGGCGGTGTCATTGAAAACTTCTCGTTTTCGATGGCAAAATCGTTGCTTCAAGCGGAAAACCCCAAAAAAATAGTGGGTATTTATTTGGATAACAAAATAGTGGAATCATCTGACACGACAGAATATAATCGGCTCACGCCGATACTCGATAAGATTTATGCGATGCTGATGATTCCAGTTTGCGAGCACGAGAAACAAATGGTAAACGCAATTGCCAATAACCCTAATATCGATTTCATCACTGTACACGTAAAACACGTAAAAATATACACATTTAAATTGCCTCATTCCGATAAGTTGGAGCTTTTCTCGCTTGGCTACAATCGCACAAAGGAGTTTTACAATTCGCACAATGATAAGTAATGACGCTGCTGGTCTTTTTGATATAGTAGCACACTTGGACCATTGCCGCCGCCAAGTCTTGTCACATCTCTGTTAGAATTGTAGACATATGTGGTTATTTCCTGAACATTCTGACCTCGATCGTTAATATCGCCATTTTCAATCCAGTTTTGCGATATACCCGCCGCATTTTTCATCATTCCATCGTATGACTGGTACGATTCGTCTGTTTCTTCTGCCAATAAACAGACAATTCCGAATTCGTTCAATTCAAAGAAAAATTTACGCGGATTAACTATATTTTTGGTGATACGATCGTAAATTTGATGATCGATTGTATCAATCGAATAGAGATCGGTTGTGACAATCGTATGTTTTTGCTGACCAACGGTACTTGTATAGTGGTATTGATCGGAATAAAAATGCTCCATCTCAGTTCGGCTATGGTAATCGCGAACCATCTCATACCTAGTCATCAATCGATTTCGTAACGAGTACAACAGTCGTCGCCGGGTGTCGCGATTGCTGACAAGAAATTGATTTTCGTTGTCAGGGTCTAAAAAATTGCATTCACGCAGTTTGTCTATACTTATTGATGGAGTGGTCGGTGTTTTATAAACAATTTGGCCGTCGATCCATACGTTTTTCATAAAGCTTGTTAGATTTTTAGGGTCATTCAAGTCTTGGATATTTCGTTCACGGCAATAAACAGAATAGAAATAGATAAAAAACTCAATTGTGATAGTCGCCAAACGTCTCTCGGTAAAATATCGAGCCAATTCTTGGTTAGAGTCATTAAATCCTATCGTTTTGCCAGTATTGGGGTACATTTCCAGCTCGCCGGGCATTTCAGCCGTTTTTACAGTATACGTCGTGGTGGTATACCCGAACGTAATTTCGCCTGCAGACTGTGAAACTAATTTTAAATTGAGTTGTCTGAATGACTCAATAAGTTCTGTATTGCGTATCTGGTGTGTCTGGTATAATTCAATGTCCTTCATTAGAGGCTTTGCAAGAGGTGGCAATGGACTTGTTAGTATTGTTATTTCCTTAATTCCGTTAATACCCTTAACACGAAACGCTCGCATTTTACCGTACGAATCAATAAATTGCGATATAATACTGGATTCGGCGAATGGTATGTCAAATTCCCGAATCTTTGTTAGCTTACCAGGCGACGACGATGACGACGCCAAAGATGACGAATAAAAATACTGTGTAATCGACTCTCCTTGGTAATTGGCGATACAGGTGTCAGCGTTGGTAAGAGTCTTAATTTTAACGCCGCTACGTTGGCTGTACACAATTAGTTCGCATTTCGGATAATTTCGGGAAAGGTCTACTCCGTAGTGTTCGTAAACACACACGATTGTCTGTTGTTCTGGACGCGGGTGTCTATATCGCAGGTATGCCAGACAATGATCGGGAAAAACAAGTGTTGCATCGCTTTCCGATCCTTTTCGCGAAAAGACTACGATTTTACATTCAAAAATATTCTCTAAAAAAGCGGTCCATTTACGTGGGTCTAAATATGCCGATGTTCTAAAAGACTCGCGGATATCTTCTAACGAATCTCCGTAGTACTCCTGAGAGGCGAGTGCAAATAGACCATTATCCTTAATTCGACTTATTTCTTTGTATTTGGCGATCACTTCCTTCTCCGTTGGAACCGACAATTTTGGGTCTTTAATGGCTCGCATCACGCATTCTAGAAGCGAGTAAGGTGTCTCAAAAACTCCTTGACGCATGTATTCGGAGTTTTTAATCGGGTCCCGTTCAGCCGAACGGAGAAGACGAACCAGGTTGTCTGGAAGAACGCCCAGTTCGGTTTCTTTGGTTCCGCAAAACGGTTGTTTAATACGAATATTTTGCTGTTCTGTTTTTTCGATGTCGCGTGGATGTTCGCCTTTTAAATATTTGTTTAACGACGATCCTTTTTTTGTTAATTGATCATTTTCAAAACAGCACGGAATATAGGGGTAAGTTTCTCGATTCTCCAATAATTCATTAATTTGTAATCCAATATTTGGATATTTTTGGTTAGTTTCGCACGTATAGTTGTGAGACGGAACCCCTTTAATAAGACCATCGGGTTGAGGAAACGTCATAGTACGCGAATTCTTTATCACACCTGCACCCTTTTTAACGGTAGGAAGACGGTTGTTCGCACAATGCCGAGAATAGTCGTGAGCGTATACTTCTGTGTGAGTGACGTCTAGATTTTCAATAGGTTTACAATTCTGGTCGGGCGCACGCGGTATTTCCACTCCGTATTTGCCGTAAATGGTTCGAACGGATTGATGAGTCGCATTGTAATATGTCATAAATTTAGAGAACAGTAGAATCAATGACGGCAATATTTTCATGTTATCCGAATGTTTTATGAATAGGCGAATAAAATGGCCGCCTTCGGGCAATAGATAGGGCGGAATCGATCTAATATACTGGAAATCGTCTGCGCTTGTTTTGCGTACAGATGAGGTGAGTATACATTTAACTTCCTCTTCTTTTATAAATACTCGAATAGACAATCCGCCTTTTGTTTTTGAGGTATACCGAAACTCGTCAACCGCCATAAAATGTGAAAACACAGGATCGTTCATTATCATATCGCGCATCACAATCGTGTCAAATGATTGACAAGGAATAATATAATTCCCTTTGATGTATTCCTCGTCTTCATTCAAGATATTCGAGATATTCGAGATATTCGAGATATTCGAGATATTCGAGATATTCAACGAATTAAACAGCCGCCCGATAATATCAGTTGATTTAACTTTGATATTATTTGCATAGACATAAACAATTTTTAATTCGTTCGACTCAATAGTAATCCGACACATGAGATAGTCTTGATTTGCCACAGTATGCGAATGTTCATTTTGCGAAGGTTTGTTGAATACCATGGCAACAATCGAGTCGGCTTTAATAAAACTGGAATAGTGTGTTTCCGATTTCCATTCATCAGGCAATGTTACGTAGTCGCACTGCTTATAGATAATGCCAGATGTCGAACATAATACGAGTGGGACATCTCTTGAACATTTAATATTCGCAAAAAAAGTTTCTATACTTAGAAATGGAGAAGCCATCGTAACTGTATTTAAGCTCTGTTGTTTTTGAAAGGGCTGCGACGCTACTGGCGGTGTTCTTGATAAGGTGGTAATAATATTATCGAAGATTTCCGCATCTCGCTTATTGGCGTCAATTTTTTCCCGTAATTTTGACATCACAGCCGCTCGTTTTTTGTTATCTTCTAACACTGCAATAATAGAACCGCTTTTATCACCGAGGTCCGCCTGGATATCAAGCAATAAAGCATTTCGTTTTAGCAGATTAACAGCGTTATACTTTGGAATAAACCAAAATAACATAAATTCGTCGCCATCGATCTTAAAGTCGTGGCCGTTTATCACGGTTTCATAAAATTGGGTGTATCCATCCCACATTTTTTCCATTTCTTTGACGAGAACAACAAATGATGAATCAACCCATTCCGGTATCGTATTAAATGTAGACGCTACGCGTTTTGCGAACGTAGAAGATGTATCCAACTCATTCCACTCAAATTCAGTGCCATATATAACATCAATCACTCGAAAACTTCCGTCTTGTTTTCTAATCCTAAAATCTTTGAGTTTAAACTCATTTTTTATATAAGAATTCAGATCGTTGTCCTCACTGATTTTTTCTTCATCGGAAATTTCGTAGTTACGACCATGATATTCTATCTTCATTTAATTATTGTTAAATAATTAAATTTATATTATAATCGTTTACTCATCCCACCCATCGTTCAAGTCTTCATGATCTTCGACGTCGTCTTCTTCTTCCATCTCAGAATAGTCTGCTTCATCGGGTTGGTCGTCATCAGGCTGCTCGCGTTCGTCTTGGTCGTGTGATACGTCAAATATGTCGTCGCGTTCGTCGTCGCTTTCATCTTTCTGGATTTCACGAACTTCTTCGTTATTCGAGAAATAGCATAAACGTTTTTCAATGGATACAACCGCCATATTGTTCTTCAAAACGTGATCGATCTGATACATGATTCTATTGGTATTCTCGGCGATAATACCAATTTCGGAGTCTACATATTGATCCTGGTTCAGAGATCGCTGTAAAAACTCTGCAATTAGGCCATGGTTGTCTTCGTCTTCGTAAAATCGTTGACCTAGACTATCGTCTCGACGTGTCAAAATTTGATAAACAAACACCATGTCGGACGCACCAATTTCAAGGTACTTGCCTTTGACACTTTTCAAGAAACCTTTGAGACGCTTGACTATATTTACAACAGCCAACCCAATTGTATTAAACAGACAGACATTCGGGTAAGTTAGCGAATTTCTCTCCTTTTCATCCGAAATCCGTCCAGGCCGCATTTCTGTGCGAATTTCCGGCTTTTTATACGATGAAGGCAACAACGTGCGCGGTTGATCAGAATGAGGCTGTTTAGGTTGTTGATACACACTGCGCGATCCCTCGCTAAAAATCACATTTTTAGTGTTTTTGATGGTTTCCCGGGCGACCTCTAACGAGAATTTTTCAATTTTTTCGTTATCTTCAAATTTTAATCCAGCTTTTGCAAGTTTGGAACGCAGTAAAATACGCGCGTTATACAGAGACAACATATATGACCATATTTTGCGCATCTCCGTATTTCCAAGTTTAAGGTAATTCAGTTCTTTAATGTCATCGGGAATTCTAATGTCATCGTCGTCAACGTATTCAATCTCACCGGCCGATTTATCTAGACACTTAGCAAACAGATTGACAATAAATTGGGTGTGTTTCACGTCAAGTACGCCGGAAATACCCTTCTTGACCAAGTACTTCTTAAAAAAATTCAATGCCTCTAAGATATCCAAAAAGTGTCCTTGGAGCCACATCTTATCTTGGTAAGAAAAAACGATCGCCGCCCCTTTTTTGCCGTCTTTTTTAGACAACTCAAATAGCTCATTTTGAGACAGTGGATTTACTGTGGCCAAGAGATTGGAGCGAAGCTCTTTCAACTTGGCTGTAAAAATGTGATTTCCAACCAGCCCGCGTGGACTAGTTGTAACCAATAGACGTTGCACGTCAAGATACTGCTTGTTTTTTACATCGTACAAATTCACAGTAGCCTTAATCAAACGCCTATTAATGATTGCGGCACCCTGTCGTCTGTGTTCCTCGTATGCATCGGTAATGGAATTGATAGGGTGAATCTTAATTTCCCTGATAATATCAACCATCTGTTTACCTGGCATTGCTCTTGATAAATCCTTAAACTGTTGTCGGCGAGCCGGCTCAACGATTTTGCGAGCTACGTTTTTCAAGACAAGACTAATCACGGAATTGTTACCCATAAATACATATTTACAAGAATGAACGTCTTCGCTGGACGATACGACCATTGTACCTGTTGAATTGTTATTAATATCATTGAATGTGATAACATCGTTAATCGTGTTCGTTTTATTGAAGTATTTTTGGACAAACAGTTTGTGAATATTTTGGTCGGTTTTGACAATGCGGTTGTTCTCGTCTTCGTTAAACAACGTATTTTCGTGAAGTACTCGTTCAAGATCAGTTGCCTCGTCTGCTGACATGTTAGCAAAAATACCATTCTTCTTGGTCCACTGGTCCAAGTACTGTCTGCCGATCTCAGGTGTCATAAACTTGCAAAAATCTTTTCGTTTCTGCTCAAAATCTTCTGACCGAAGAATTAAGTTTTTTAATTTTAACATTCGTTTTAGAACCGCCTTGCACAAGTTCATCTGAATTGTTGTTTCTTGGATTTCGTAACCTCTCTTTTGTCGATTGTATTGCTGAGCGTAAAGAATTCGTAACAAGAATGGTATGATTGACACATCATCTTGTGTGTAAGGTAGGCTCAAAATAAACTCCATATGTTGAAATTCGCCTGGAAAAGCAGTCCCAACGTCAATCACATCGTCGTTCGATTCACGCGCAAAAGTCTCTCCCGGAATAATAGACTCGGCGTCGAAAGACTTTTGCGCAATCGAGGACAGTGGAAGAATCATTTGGGATGGCAGGTCGGGGTGGCCGCCGGTAGGTGTTGTTGCACCGATAGGACTAACAATCAATGCGGTTTGTTGATTGTCAAATCGTCCAATAGAACAAATAAATTTTGTGCGTGGCGCAAGTTCCATACGTCGCCCATCGTTTGTCTGGTAAGATAGCGGCTGCTTTAATAGGAAAGCGTAAATGTTTCCAGTCTCTAATCCAAGCTGGCCGACGTTTTGGACGTTTACGGTAGGTATATAAGTAACAGGCCAATTTTGGTTAATGTGGTCCAACCCCCTCCGGTCATCGGAATGACGGATTCTGGGTTCGTTAACGGGTTTCAAATGCGATGCGTCCATCCGATCAATGACACTTTTTTGTTTATTGGTCAGTTTAATGTCTGGAACTCCCAACATTTTCACAATTTGGTTCAACGATTTTCCCAGAAAACTGGAGAGATCGTTTTGACCGGTTGTAATCAAGTCGTATAGACGCTCGTACACACTAATTACAAACCATTTGTTTTGAATACGTTGAAGAAATTGTGAACGCTGCGTCATTTTCTCAGCTTCTTTTCGTCGAAACTCCGTTCGCAAGGCCATCATAATTTGGCTGATGGCATGTCTAAACGCTTCGGATTTCGAACCGGCAAAAGACTGGACGTCTTCTGCGTTCTTGATAATTTTGTCGCCTGTTGCGAGAAGTGCTTTTTTGTAAGTCGTCATGCTATATTTTTGCCTGAGAACATTTTCAATCGATTCAAGCAATATCGCATCGAACTGCATCTCATATTGGCCTTCTGCGTGTTCGAGCGCGTCATTGGCATTTTCCATCATTATTTGTGTTCGAGTGGTTGGATGCGTGACCAACCCTCCCGCGGCATAAGACAAAAGCGTGCGAGCCTGCTCATTCTTGCCAAATTCGTTAACTATATCAAGGGGGTACTTAATTATCGAAGTTGGCGAAAGTCTGCTAAAAATAGGATCCGTCTCGATATTAATGTCAGCCATGTCTTTTATTAAATAGACAAAATTTTTAGTGAAAAAATCATTTTTAATTTATTTTTTTTCACACCTAATAAAAATGGTTCATTGCAAGTGCAAAACAAATGATGGATCACTATGCAAACACCCACGCAATCCCAGCTCAGATCACGGCTATTGCACTCAACATCACAAGAAAGATAAGATGCGATGCGTGAGCCTCGCTCGTAAATCGATTGGTTACAACTCCCCCAAAAAGCGGCCAACGTTTCCCCGTGGCTCCAAGAGAAAGAGTGCCAAGAAGAGCGCCAAGAAGAGCCCAAAGAAGAGCGCTTAATTTATTTTCGTAAAAAACAAAAATAAAATTGATTTTTGAGAGAGAAATATAGGGTAAAATGATGCAACTATTCCCAACCATGGCATTCATCACAAAGACTAACGCTAACACCGCTTCCCCCGCCCAGAACGAGATCTGCAAGGCCGTTGCCGATCTCTTCTACCGCGAGACGCAAACTCGGGAGATCCAGACTCGGTCTCCCCCCAAAAACTCAAACTATCGAACGATCCCATGCGTCCACGGCGCCAATTGCCGTTTCATCAACAAGGAGACTGGCGAGGACACTTGCGGATTCGCGAATTCAATCGAGAAACTCAATACAAAAGTGTGCATGCACGACGAACGATGCTACAACTACGCAACCGGAAAGTGCACCCGTCACCACCCGAATCGCGGCCAAACCAAGGAGGAGTACGCGAAAATCAACGGCTTTTTTTTCCCTACCAAGGTCGAGAAGACTGAGAAGAAGGAAAAATCGCTCGACGAGCTAAACCTTGAAAATCTTCAAGAAGACGAGTCGCCTGAGGAGCAAGACATGCAGTTGGAGACAGAACAAAGCATGGAAGACGAAGAACAACGTCGGCAACAACACATGATGATCGAGATGAAACGCATGAATATGGGCCTGCCGCCATCAGACTTTGGCGCCGAATGCAATCGACGTTCGATCAAGATGATGGAGGAGCAGTGCCTCGACGAGATTGACAAGGAGATCGACGAAGTTTGCGACGAGATCGAGATGGAGGAAAACGCCAATGAGTTTATCGACGAAGTATCGCGCCTGTACGAAGACCCAGACGAAATCGAGCTCAACGATCACCTCGCACGTTATGAGATGATTAGCCTCATCCAACAGATGAAGATGTACGCATACACGACCTACGGCGTGTTGTGCTGATTTTACCATACAATTTTTTACACAAATCGCGATCTAATTAATTATTCTTATCATAAAATAACATAAATAACTGAAAAATGAATAAAAACGATTCATACGAAGAAATAAAAAAATCCGGAATCAGTATCCACCCCGTTATTATATGGTTTGAACGGACAGACTCTGCTTTACATGCCTATATTTTGCGTGACGGAGTCGAAGAGATTGCGGTGACAGATTTTGAAAGTGTCGGATTGCTGGGAATAGAAATGACGCAAACTGCTAAAAAACAGTTATCCGTATGTCACCTCCAACTTGTCGAAACCGGTGAAATTCAGCTCGAATGTATCAGAGAAACCTTGATCGAATCGGTAAACTATGAATACCGGCAATTCAGACAACCGCTTCAATATTCGGACCACTACTACACGAACCCGATACCAACCTACGTACGCCGTTTCTATATAGGAAGAAACGACGCTATCTTTGATTTAGAAGCCGTCTACGACCACACACAGTTAAATGAATGCCAGATCTCTTACGTCTGGCGAACAAGTCGATACACATCACTATACCATCTTTTCAACGCCGTTTTGATGGACTACGAAATACTTCGTCTAATATGTTAGAATTTCGGGAAGTGCGAGTACAAGATCACAATTGATCAAATGGAGAAGTATTTGTTGACAATAATAAAAAAATAGTAACCGTTTTCCGACATAAGTTTTAATTAGTAACCTGAAATAAGGTTACTAATATACAATTTAAGACTGTTTCACCTGAATCGTTACTTGCAATGATTGATGTGGCACATTATCTTTTCTAGAAATGGTTTGCGGGATGTATATATTGAATTCCTGCTGACTATCTTGAGTATTGCACACATATTTATCGCCGCCTCCCGATTTTGCCTTCTTTTCTAACGTAAATACCAATACCGTACTCATAGTTACATATCATCGACTGAAAACGAAAAATATTCATTTTTATATATTATTATATATTATATAAATGAGTTACCGCATTCTACACGAAAAAGATATCGTACCAAGTGATGAATATACCCCCCATCGTGTCACCGTCCAAAATTTAGCAGGAGACATCATCATGTCTCTTGGAACGCACCCCAACGATACAGTTCTTCAACTAAAACGATTCATTGCCAAAGAAAAAAATATTGCTTCTTATCGAGTTAAACTTATAGAAGGCCACAATGAACTATCTAACGATCAAGTTATTAACACGGATTTAGAGTTGATTGTGTTCATTAACGACCGTGAACCACTATTTACGCCTGATGTTATAAATCAACACCCAGATATCTTTTTTTATTTATGCCGTAATCCAGGTATTACACCTCAATTTATAATCGACAATGTGACGTCTCTTATCACGCCGCGCAGACTGTTTTCAGACAGGGAGTGGGAATTTTTAAGCTCAAATCCCGGAATCCCACTTGAATTTATAAAACACACATTAAACGATAAGAGATATCACTGGCACTGGACTAGTTTAAGTAGAAATCCAAACATCACACCCGAATTTTTAATTGAAAATATACCTGATGATCAAATTATAGATATGCGGTTTTTAAGCATGAACCCAAATATCACACCCGAATTTTTAGCTGAAAATATAGAAAGAGATTGGATTTGGACATTTTTAAGCGTAAATCCAGGAATCCCAATTTATTTTATAAGGGCAACATTAGACAATCCTAACTATAGATGGGATTGGTCGGGGATAAGTAGAAATCCAAACATAACACCCGAATTTTTAAGTGAAAATATAGACAGAAATTGGAGTTGGACCAATTGGTACGAGTTAAGCTCAAATCCAGGAATCCCACTTGATTTTATAAGGACAACATTAAACAATCCTGCCTATAAATGGGATTGGTCGGGGATAAGTAGAAATCCAAACATAACACCCGAATTTTTAAGTGAAAATATAGACAGAAATTGGAGTTGGAAAACGTTAAGCTCAAATCCTGGAATCCCACTTGATTTTATATGGACAAAATTAGACTATCCTAATGTCTATAAATGGGATTGGAGCTGGTTAAGTAGAAATCCAAACATCACGCCCGATTTTGTAAGTGAAAATATAGGCAGAAATTGGGATTGGTACGAGTTAAGCTCAAATCCAGGAATCACATCAGACTTTGTAAGAGAAACACTAGGTTACAGTCATTACAAATGGGATTGGTTTAGGTTAAGCCTGAATCCCAGTATGGTATAAAAAGTTGACAAAATAATAATATTTTTTTATAATATTATATAAATGAGTTACCGAATGATTCGCAATGCGAGTGATATCGAACATAGTGGATACCGTGTCACCGTAAAGAATTTAGCAGGAGACACGATGGTTTTGGAAACAGACCCCAACGATACAGTTCTTCATCTAAAACAATTTATTGCAAAAGAAAAACATATTGAACCTTATCGAGTTAAACTTTTGCTTCAAATTGGTAAAGGTCACATTGAACTATCAAACAATCAAGTTATTAATACGGATTTGGATTTTGATATATTCATTAACGACCAACGTGAACCTCCTCTATTTACACCAGATGTTATCCAACAACATTTGGACGACCAACCGGCTATGGGAATAGGAAGGCCTGGGCTATCACACTATTTATGCCTTAACCCGGGTATTACACCTCAATTCATAATCGACAATATCGATAATCAGGAGGTTCTAGACTGGCATGCGTTAAGCTCAAATCCCGGAATCCCACTAGATTTTATAAAATCCACATTAGGCACTCCTGGCTACCTGTGGGTGTTTTCCGCAGGAGGAGGCGGGCTAAGCGCAAATCCAAACATCACACCTGAATTTTTAGTAAACAATATAGGCGAAGATTGGAATTGGGGAGCTTTAAGCAGTAATCCAGGTATGACATTGGAATTCATCGAAGAAACGATAGGCACATATAACTGGCATTTTTTCTCTCATGTAGGATGGGCAAATAAAGGAGGTTTATCTGGTAATCCAAACATTACACCAGGATTTGTAAGGAGTCATTTAAATAACCAATGGGATTGGGTAACACTAAGCAAGAATCCAAATATGATATAGAAATATAGAAATATAATATGTATGGGCATATTATATAGATGACATATCCACCGCTTCTCTACGAATTTTTGACAGGCAATGAACTGAATTCTCGTCTACAACATCGACATTGCAAGGACTCCCGATCATTCCTAGAAAAAACATACCAAACACGCAAAACTGAACTATACGGGCGTCTAGAAAAAAACATCGTATTCAACGTTATACTTGAACTATTTCCGATACACTACGACGACTTCTTCCAAAATTCTATCCCCATTTTTGAATTTATCGCCGAAAGGGGAATAAAAGTGTTATTGCTCAACACAAATTATGGACAGTTTTCCCCAACACCCAGCAAAGACGAATGTCGCATCGTAAAACGATTGGCCGAAATCAATGCCGTTAAAATCATATAACGCGGTTGTAAAATAAATAAAATATAAAATATAAAATAAAATATGACCGACAATCGTCGATCTTCCAATAACTTCCGATTTAATCGGCCATATCGCGTTGCTAGTCCATTTGTTCCCGACCGAGATGTTGGTATTATTGACCTTAAAAATATGGCAGGCGGTATAATTCAAGTTGGGATTGTTGCGGCCGACACGATCGCCGACGTGAAACGATTTATTTCAACCCACTCTGACCGTTGCCTTGGAATCGAAAAGACAATAAATTGGACGCGGATCTCTCTTGTACATCTATCTGAATCGGGAGAGTATATTCAGTTGGATGATACTTCTATGGCTAGTATTGCGGATGGTAAAGAGGTCAATATCGTTGTGAAAGACCTACGTATTATTAATGACATCCAACCAAACTCTAATATGCGGTACACGAATCTTATTGGACATGATCTTTCTGACGCCGATATTAGAGGAGTCGACTTCACCGGGGTCAATCTTATCGATTCCAATCTTACCGGGGCCGATCTTAGCGGGGCCAATCTTACCAGGGCCAAACTAGAAAGTTCCGTACTTTCTTTATCCAATCTTACAGGAGCCGATCTTACACATGCCGATCTTACACATGCCAATCTTACCGGGGCCGATCTTACATATGCCAATCTTAGAGAGGCCAATCTAAAAAGTGCTGATCTTACCGGGGTCGATCTTACTAATGTGAACCTTAGTAATGCCAAAAATGTTGATCAGCGGTACCTTCAATAACACAATTAGGTTACCACATGTAATGTAAAAATCTTCAATACTTTCAATAACAAATTTACATATTCTTCTTACTCTTCTTTGGAACAATTTCTCCCTTCTCTTCCTCGTCCGAAGTTCCCAACTTGAAATCGTCAAGCAACTTTTTCGCCTTATCCTTGTAGACCTGTTTCTCGCCTTCGCTCAACTCCTTCCACATTTCTCCAAGCTTCTTTGCATCTTTTACGTTATCCGTCTCGCGCTTATCCTTACAGAAAAGCATGTAAGATCCCAATGGACGCTTGGGAGCGTTGGGATCCTTTTTCGCTTTCTCCGGATTTTTCAACTTCTTGGAAAGAAGTGTTGACGCATCTTTGACCATCTCATCAAATATGGAAAGATCAAGATCTTCTTGGGTAGTAAACTTCTTTTGTACGGCGGCAAACAGGTCTTTGAAGGCGGTTTCGATAATCTTGGCAGACATGATTTTATAATGGTATTAATGGTATAATGGTATAATAGGCAAGATTCATTTTTATTTTTAGAGGGCGCAATAAATCTCTTTACGTCAGCGATCGTGTCATGCGCATCAATCCCAACTTGAGTTATATCACATGCCATATTTTTAAGGTCAATATCCAACATGTTGTTCGTGAACAAATGGACTAGCAACACGATATGGCCGATTAAATCGGAAGTTATTGGAAACTCGTTGCATTTTTATTATATATATTTTATTTTTCAATAAAATATAAATGGGAAATACCGTACAGAATATAGAGAATATAGAGAATATAGAGAATATAGAGAATATAGAGAATATAGAATATTTATGTCTAACCATTAAGATGGAAAAGAATATGAATAATACGAAAACATTTTTTAATGATGAGAATGAAGTGAAATTGGCGAACGATCGACATATTCTTTACAACATTTCGTTGCATGAAGATATTTTCTCAAAGGACAACGGTGTTTGGTTATGGGATCGAGGGTTGATTTCACATGTTTTCCGACCGAATGTTAAGAATGTCAATATTTCTAGCATATGGATGGATGTTATAGGGCAATGTATGAGATACCTTTCGATCGCTCACCCTCAACCATTTGATGGGTTCCTCTATTCCGGTCATGGAGGGACGGTAAACGTAGGGGCGTGGACGCCGGGTCATACACCCTTCGTGAAAACATCAGACCTTATTCGAATGTTTATGGAATGGAATCGAACCTTCACCGTCATGATTTTCGATTGTTGTTATATGGGAGGACTATTATCTCTTCTTGAATGTAGTCATATTACCAGATGGGTATGTGCCGATCCAGGTTATACAGGATGGGATGGGGTCACTTCTACCCGTTCTTTTTGGAATCGTAAAAAAGGGGATCCAATCGGGGAATGGTTGAAAGAAGTAACGACCGAACATCTGTTATCGTTTTCGTCAAAAGACGACTATTCGTGTTATTTTGCATTTGATTTGTCTGTTCTTGCATTGCTATGGAATGATATTTCGAGGCTACCAGGCGATCGCATCATGAGATGGGGATGGAATTCGCGTTATTCTCTTCCAGATGACGAAGTGACCTATGATATGTATTCGGTTCTCATGGATCCCGATACCGAGAAAACAGAGACTGTGATAAGACTCATCGCTTATCTTAGGGAGATGATGAGATATTCTCCCTATTCCAACGCAAGGTGTGTAAAGAGCGGGCCGTCGATCCAATGGGGACGATATCGAGGATCAGAAGATCGGTATGAAGGAACAATATGGTGGGACTTTTGGAAACGGGTTAATCAGAGAACGGTCGCCTTTACGTATCACGTATAAAAATTATTATTCAAATGTCTAATCTCAACCGGGAAGACATAGGAGAAGATCGGACTCGTCGGAATCTCAGCCAGGGCTTCAGCGATCTTATTCTTCAAAATCTCAACCAGGAAAACAATAAATATTTGGTTCCAAATAAAAGGTTTCGTGAAATGAGAAAGTCTTTCTAACATCTGACATGAAACGTTAAATTTTTATAATATTTTATAGAAATTACTCAAAATAGTTTAGCCCGTTTTGGACTCGACATCTGAAATGTCCTCCTTGCATTCAGTCTAGAAATTTGTCTTATCGCCCATCCTCTCTACGCAATTTTCTGAATGAAGTTGTTCATAATAAAGATGAAAACGACAGTTGTCTGAGAATCGAAACTACACTTATTACTAAAAAATTAACAAATTTTAGTAATCATTATTTAAATATACAACTAATATAAATAACATGGACTGCGAATTTTGTAAAAAAACATTTTCGTCGAAAAGCAATTTATTATATCATCAAAAATCAGTTAAATACTGTCTGGAAATACAGGGAAAAGACAATAAAATTATGGAATGTGAATATTGCACTAAAAATTTTACGATGAAACATGTATTGAATGAACATTATTATTCTTGCAAAGAAAAACTAAAAAAAGATTACGGCAAAGAGTATGAAAATGAAAATAAAAAACTAAAAGAAAAACTAGATGAAAAAGAAACACTTATCGCAAAACTTAAACAAGACAAAGACGCAGCCATCGCAAAACTGGAAGAGAAGATAGACTCGTTACAAAAGGCTATCATTGATATCGCTTCTATTCCACAGCCACATAATATTCCAGATTTACTCGACAACTCTATTTCTATTCCTATACCCATAGGAGAACAAATGAACTCTATTGTAATCGAACTCTTGCAAGAAAAAGATAACCGTATCAAACGCCTAGAAAATGTATGCCTAAGTAAACAACGCCGCATCGAATACCCCGACAGAAACGTTATTTACATGCTTACCACCGAAGATCACCTTAAACGCCGTACCTACATCATTGGGAAAGCCAAAAACCTCACCAATCGTCTTAGCACCTACAACAAGACATGCGACCACACCGTCGTTCACCACCGTAAATGCAAATCCGAACACGATATGGACACCGCTGAAAATATGGTCATCAACAAACTCAGAGACTATAAAGAACAAGCCAACCGAGACCGCTTTATCTTACCGGAAAACAAACAACTTTCGTTCTTTTCCGACACAATCGACGAGTGCGTACGTTTCTTTGAGTAATATTTTTTTGAAAATTTTTCAAAAATAGTGACGAGTAACCGTTTAAAATAATTAAGTTTATTTAAGATTTTATTTATTTTATAGCCTGAATATTGTTATACATAAAAAATATTTAAGAATTATTTTCTTTACTTAATAATTTATTTTTATTTAAGAAAAAATATTCTTAAATAAAGAAATATGGAATGCAATTTTTGTAAAAAAACGTTATCAACGAAAATTAATTTAGCAACTCATCAAAAAACAGCCAAATACTGTTTAGTATTACAAGGTAAAACAAACACAACTTTCCAGTGTGAACACTGTAATAAATTTTTTACATCAAATCAAACATTAACAGATCACATATCACATACATGCAAGAAACACAAAAAAAAGTCTTACTCGGAAATACAGTTCGAGAATGCTACATACATAAAAACTATTAATGAAAAAGACGCTACCATAATAAAACTTACACACGACAAAGATGCTGTTATATCAAAACTTACACATGACAAAGATGCTGTTATTTCAAAGCTTACACAAGACAAAGATGCTGTTATTTCAAAGCTTACACAAGACAAAGATGCTGTTATCGCAAAACTGGAAGAAAAGATAGACTCCCTACAAAAAGCTATCATAGAAATCGCATCCCAGCCAAAAACAACTCATAACAATCACAACAGTAACAATAGCAGTAACGTTACAATTAATAATCGGTTCGACATCTATAACACGAAGCAGATCGGCGATGTATTGCAGAAGTATCTCACGAAGGACGTTGTCGCTCGTGGCCAAGAAGGCGTTGCGATTATGATAGGCGAATATCTTCTCAAAGGGCCCAACGGTGAGCCCTTGTACGAATGTACCGACGTCGCCCGTCAGAAGTTCGAGTTTATTAACGTTGATGGCAATGTCGAGACCGATCCTAAGGCTACCAAACTAATACGTAGCATCAACAAATCCGGTCTGTGTGAAAAGACTAATACGGCGTCGGATGATCTTTGGACAAACACCGACGGTCTAATGGATCACGATAAGTACGGTGTGTACGCTGGAAAAATTACCGAGATAATGATGTTAGAGAATGATTCGACTAAGTTACGCAATAAATTAGCGTCAGTTACGGCGCGCCAGAAAGGTAAAAAACAGTGAAACGCGTTTTTGTATTTTCTATATCTTTTCTAAAAATTTTTCATTGACATACACATATATTGTGTGTGTCGATCATTCGCGTGATGCTACTTTTGTAAAAATGTTTTTACAAAAAAACGCGGCGATCGCGATTGTTATATATTTTCTAATTCTATATCTATAAAATTTTTAGAAATTAATAATAGAATAGAAACAGAATTTGGATTTTTTTGAGAAACCTCGTTAAATTGTTTTTATAATATGTATGGACATATTATATTTATACCATACTTGGGTTCTGGTAACCTAATTGTGTTATTGGAGGTACCGCGGATGAACATTTCTGGCATTACTAAGGTCCACATTAGTAAGATCGACCCCGGTAAGATTGGCCCCTTCTAAATTGGCCCCGGTAAGATCGGCCCCGGTAAGATTGGCCCCGGTAAGATTAGACCCGCTAAGATTGACCCCTCTAAGGTCGGCCCTTTCTAAATTGGCCTCGGCAAGATATGCCCCTGTAAGATTTGTCCCTCTAATTTCGGCATGTCTAAAATTGACCCCTTTAAGACGGGCCCCGCTAAGATTGGCCCTTTCAAGATTAGCCCCTCTAAGATTGACCCCGACGAGATTGGCCCCGACGAGATTGGCCCCTTTAAGATAGGCATCTCTAATATCGGCATGTGCAAGATTGGCCCCGGTAAGTTTTGCCCCGATAAGATTGGCCTCTCTAATGTCAGACCCGGTAAGATCGGCTCCTGTAAGATCGGCATCCATTCCCGCTATATATCTAAGATCAGCAAAAGAAAGATCATGCCCGGCAAGATTGCCCCGTATACGAGACTCTGGGGTGATATAGGGAATAATACGTAGTGAATCTACTTCGTCTTTCACAACGATATCGACCTCTTTACCATCCACAATACTAGCCGCAGAAGTATCATTCAACTGAATATAGCCCGATTCAGATATATGTACAAGAATGATTTGTCTCCAATTTATTGTCTTTTCGATTCCCAGACAACGGACAGGGTTGGCCTCAATAAATCGTTTAACGTCAGCGATCGTGTCAGCCGCGTCAATCCCAACTTGAGTTATATTACCTGCCATATTTTTAAGGTCAATAACCCCAACATGTTGGTCGGGAACAAATGGATGAGCAACACGATATGGCCGATTAAATCGGAAGTTATTGGAAACTCGTTGCATTTTTATTTATTTCACGAATAAAAAAAATAAAAATGAAAATAAAAAATAAACCAATCGAGAACCAACCGAAACCCCACCCCGAAATTTAAATGAGCGATTCTTTTGAACCTGAACAAGAACAATCACACAAGTTGAGTCTTGTGATCCGTCGTGTTCAAGAAGGGAAAACGACAATTTGTATCAACAAGATTGTCTCTGAACCCACCCGAGTTCACATTATCCTCACCATGAATACCTTATCCGCAAGCGCCCAGTTTTTCGATCGTTTGAAATCCGAAGTTCGTCCCGAACACATTCTCGTCATGAATTCCGATGCAGCCAGTGCCGGAACTTGTAACCACGCCAAGAATGTTACCATTGCCAAAGAACTATTGCGCGCCAAAGCAATCAAGGTGATTGTTTGTTGTGCCCACGAAAAACGTTTTCGTGAAAGCATTCCCACCTTGTTATCCGAATGTGCCGATTCCGTGACATTGCGCACCCTCCAATTTATGTTTCACATTGATGAAGCCCACGCCTACATTCGTTCCTATCGAGATGAAGTCCGGCGATTCAACGAAATGCAAAATGTTGTCCATATCTATGGCTACACGGGATCGCCTGATCCGATTTTTGACCCCAAGGGAGAAGATGCCTTGTATGGTCGAATTTCCGTGTATGACCCTGAAATGATGTGTTCGGTATATTATTTCGGCGCCAAGAACATGATCCAAAAAACATTTGAACATCTCCCTCCCTCTCACTTTGTGACCGATGCTCACCTGTCTGAAGATATTCCTGATCTTGTCCTTCGTCGATCGGACATGCTTGAGAAAAATCGCAAGACATGGTACAATGAGAAATATCCCTTTCAACTGGGTGATGAACGATCGTTTCTTTCCTTTACTGATTTTATTCTTCGCACCGAACTCGTTCCCACGTTTCAACAAGATGCATTTAGTTATCATTTCATTCCTTCGTATAAACGAAAGGTCACTCAATATTTTTTAGTTGATTTATTTATGAAATATTTCCCCCTCGCCAACGTCATTGTGATGAATGGAAATGGCATGGAAATGTACCGATTAGTCGATGGAACGAGTTTCCAGGTACGTAAAATCGTGAATGGATTCCTGGTTGTGTCTGATAAAAAAGACACGAGTAAACAACGTTTACTTGAACCCGCTCAACAAATTCAAGCATTGGTTGAAGGATTTTCAAATGTTCCGACATTTGTGACGGGACTTGACTGTGTTGGAATGAGTGTGACCTTGATCAATCAAGAGATTGGTAACTTTGATTCGGTAGCGTTTGGTCACGATCAATTAAATCGAGAACAACGATACCAATTGTGTCGTTTTAGTTTCAACTATGCTCGATGGGCGGATAAATCCAAAGTCAAGAATACGCAATGGTTTTCCCTCACCAAGAGTGTTGTGGATACGTGCTTGGAATATGAACAAGAAGTGGAGACGATTTGCCGAGATTTTCAAGGCACGACTCCAACGATTCGTGAGATTCATGGATTGGAACCGTATGTTCATAGTGTAAAGGAGATTCGTAAGAAGGATTTGTCCATCTTGACTCAATTTCTTGAAAATCCGGAGCAAAAGGATCAATGGAAACGATTCCCGGTTATGGATGATAACGAAGAGGAACAGTGGGGGAAAGCACGTGCCTTTTACCAAGTTGTTAGTGGAAAAGAATTGAAAGGAAAAGCCATGCCGAAAAAAATAGATGGATTTTACGATTGTTCAACCACGTCATCGACTAAATCCGGATGTAAATTTCGTACTCGAACGGAAATTGATCACATTCGTCTCGGGCAATATGCCTGGAGCAGTTTGTTTCAATTACGTCAAGGTCAATTGAATTATGCTCGTGTCTTTATTGGGTATACCAATGACAGTGATCCCAGTGAATATACCATTTACATTAAACATGCGGCATTGCAAGATGTTGAACAAGTACAAACCTTGTTGGAAAAATATTACCCGAAAAAGAAAAAAACAGTCGCCGCGGCTGCAGTAGAAGTTGAAGTTGAAATGGACAGTGATTCGGATACTGATTCAACCGTTTCGGATGTCGTTTCCGTATCTTCTGATGAATAGGTACAAAAAAGGTACAATATAAATTATTTTTCATTCCTTTTTGTTTTTCTTGATGATTTTCTTTTATATTTTTCATCCCTAACTATAAAAATCGGCGTTTTAAATCTCCAAAAGTGTAATATGTCAAGTAAATTATTTATCTATTCTATAATAAAATGCCCAAATCGACGAGACGTTCTAAGCCTAAAATAAAGACACGTAAATCGTCTAAAATAAAGAGACGTAGCGTTAAAAAACGAAGTGGGAAATACCGTTTAGGTGTTCAAAATCTTGCGGGAGGCGTTCAAGATATAAATGGGTTTATAAGGGGTAATATTGACGCCACCATTGCAGATCTCAAACAATATATACTCAACACGCAAAATATACCAGTGAATAAGCAGCGACTAATTAAAACTAATGATAAAGGGTACGAAGTACTTGATGATGCCCGTAAAATTTCATCGTACGTTTTTAGTGACGACACCATACATATGTTTGTTGACAACGTGCCTGGTACTTTTATCAGAAAGTTTGGTGGGAGTGGAAGAGGCGATGGTCAGTTTAGTTCGCCCGACGGAATTTGTGTTTCAAACGATGAAATATATGTCGCGGACACGGGTAATAATCGAGTCCAAGTGTTTGATTTAGAAGGAAATTTTGTTAGAAAGTTTGGGATGGGAAATCTTGATGGCCCATCTGGAATTTGCGAGGCGAGCGGTGAAATCTATGTATCGAGTACTGGTCAGGCGAGCGGCCACGGTAAACATTGTGTCCAAGTGTATGATTTAGAAGGAAATTTTGTTAGAAAGTTTGGAGAAAAGGGTGATAGTGACGGTCAATTCTATATGCCAAAAGGAATTTGTGCAAACGACGACATCTACGTAGCAGATAGAAATCGAGTCCAAGTGTTTGATTTAGAAGGAAATTTTGTTAGAAAGTTTGAGACCGGTGTTAATAGCGGTGGGATAGATGTTTCAAACGGCGAAGTGTATGTAGTGAAGATAAATCATTTTATCGAAGTGTTCGATTTACAAGGTAGATATATTAGAAAGATTGGGAAATGGGGTCGTAGAGATGGTGAATTAAATAGTCCAGCATATATTTGTGTTTCAAATTCCGAAATCTATGTGTCGGATAAAGGTAATAATCGCGTCCAAGTGTTTAATTTACAGGGTAAATTTATTAGAAAGTTTGGGATGGGAAATCTTGATGGTCCATCTGGAATTTGTGTTTCAAATGGGCAAGTATACGTAGCAGATTATACTGGTATCAAAGTATTTGATGTGTAATTAACGGGGCAGGAACTATAAAATTGATTACATTTTATAGTTTATCATTGAATATGTGAATATGAGAATATGAACGAATATAAAGAACTATCAAATGAGATTGCCATGCGTGAGTACGGCGATCTGTATAATAGAAATTTGGCTCTTCACGTTATACTATTGCGTTTTGCAAGGGAAAAAGAGATCGATCATGCCGAAAAAGAAGACTTAAAAAATATACTTTTAATCATGAAAAATCGCTCGCGAAAGGTTCATAATTTTTTCATGGGCGAGATGCGATATGTAGATATATATCCGGAGCTTGCGGATCTTTTGGAACGACTTCAACGGTTTGTAAAAATGAACGTGGGATTGTGCGATATCATTTCTAGTTTGCCGGTCTCTTTCACGCAAAAAACTGTGTGCGATGAAGTATATCCTGTTACAAGTGATTGTTAAATTTGATTATGATTATTATAATCAAATAGAGTAACGAGGCGATAAATTGTGAAAGATGTAATGTATTTAAATGTCAAAAACGGGCTCGAAAAAATGAAATGTCGTCGTGCTGTTTGTTCGATGAAAACATATTCTTGCTATTGGCGATAAACTTCTGCAACAACTCCTCGTCCGACTCGGTGTGTAGAACGAGATCCGCGAGATCTTCTTCCGTATACGAGTCGTGTACTCCGTCCGAAGCGACAAAAATAACGCGTTCACCGGGAATGCCCGGAATATCGTCGATGTTGATTTGAGACATATCCCAATTTGATCGAACTCCAATTTTCTTTGCGTGATGGTCGCCGATTGTGCATGTGCATGAAAGTGTCGTCTCTCCGTATTTTTCGTATTTAGGGTTAGAAACAATGTAGGTACCGTATTCTCCTTTTGCCGTGCCAATCATCATGCGAGAGTGATTGGCGTAATTATTGGACCTCTGATAAATCTTTAACGTCTCGTGATAGACCGCAAGACACTTCGTTTGGATCGTCTTCTTGTCTTGATTGTCCGGATCGAGTTTTAGGCTGGCGGTAGCCTGGTGCCACGCCTTTGTTGCCTCCATCATTGAATTGTATTCGGGAAAGTAATTGATTTTTTCGCCGTTGTTGTAGATAGGAATCATTTCTCCGACACTCGTGTTATACATTAGCGTTCCAATACGGTCATTGGTCGTTCGCAGAGATTCGATGCGCTCGTACTCGGATCGAGAAAGAGGGCTGTGATCTGCCGTAATCAAATTAATGTACCCCTTTCCAAAGATGTATCCACGCGAATCTCCTGCGTTGGCGACAGTAAACGTTCTGCGATCCCGATTGAACGAGACGTAGGTTAGAGTTGTACCGCCACGAACTACTTTCCCCGCATTGATAGGGACATCGTCGATGATCGTCACGCCTGGGTCTTTAACGGCCCAGCTGGCAATCATTTCATTCTCTATTTCGGTCGACCATTCACTGACATCCTCTCGACCAGATTTGTGGAGCATCTCGATCTTTTTGCACACTTCTTCCGCGTAGTATTTACCACATACACCGTGTCCATCGGCTAGAACAGCGCCATCAGGTAAGATCTTGACGCAGTCTTGTCCGGACGTGACGTTAGAAAGTAAGCCTGTGAACATATTTTCTGAGTATTCGACGATATTCTGAGTATTATGCAATATTCAGACACAAAAATCAAATTTATTTATAACTTTGTCGAGTCAATTACGCCCCAAGGGGTGGAAATGAAGCGTTTACCTGCGTTTTTTCCGACGTTTTTCAGGTTGTTTGTGCACTCTGTGCGCGAAAACATACAATTTTCAAGCGACGGCCGCCACGAAAGATGCCATTTTGACATCTTTGAGTTGGGTCCTCCGTAGCCTCCTAATTGCCAGTTGGGTTGTTTGTAATTAACATCTGCGACGGCGCCAGTTGCTAACTTAAAGTTGGTTGCAGCCGGTGCAACACCGTTTGAGCCGCAAATACCGGACATCTTATTTTGATACTGCCCTGGAACGGTAACGGACACAGCGCTGGATCCGCTTGATACAACAAAGCCGTCTTTTGAGAAGCTGTTATGATAGGTTTGACCGGCGTACCGAATCATGACGTCGCTTACATAAGATGGCGTTCCTGGACCCTTTGCTCCATCCTGTTTGACTTGGACTTCAAATAGTCCATCATCTGTCTTTGCAAATGTATAGATCGAATTTTGTTGGATGTGGAAATATTCTCCGTTAAAGTTGGTAAAGTGTGGATCGCCGTTTGCCGTGCATGTCCGAAATGGGCCGGTTGGCGTACTCGGTGCAACGACGGCGGCCTTAATGACTATCGCTGTTACTACTTTACGCGTAGTTGGGGTCATTACGACCTTAGGTGCCGATGTCGCTACCACCTTACCAGCTGTTGGGGAGACTACTTTACGAGTTGGGGCCACTACCACCTTACCAGCTGTTGGGGAGACTACGTTACGAGTTGGGGCCACTACCACCTTACCAGCTGTT